CGGAAAAACCGGCGCGGCTTGCTTGACCCGCCGGCAAATCACCCGTATAGTCCGATAGTGTACAAAACTTCACTATCGCGGAGACAGCGGTGCGAGTGACCCTCATTTTCGTTGACCGTTGTTGATCGAACAACCGTCCGTCAATCGCGTCACGTCCCCCGCAGCCGGGCCGGGGGCCTGGCCCCGGGTACCCAGCCCCCGGCCCGGCCACGTCCCCGCCCGCAGGTGCGCCATGCCGCAGCCGCCCCACCCCGCGAACGTCCCGCGCGGCGAGTACACCCCCGCCGAGGTCGAGTTCATCCTCGCGATGGAGCGGTACAAGCGCGAGGCGAACCGCCCGTTCCCGGCGTGGCACGAGGTGCTGCGGGTGGTGAAGGGTCTGGGGTATCGCAAGGTCGATTTAGCCCCCGGCTTGCCGGGGGAAACCGACGCCCCCGGCACGAACACAGAAGACCCCCGGCAAGCCGGGGGCTAAATGAGGTGCACCATGTCCCTGGTCACGCGCGTGAAGGCGTGGTTCAACGGCCGCGGCGACTCGGCCCGGCTGGCGCAGGTGTTTGCGGCCGCGGTCCCCGGCCGGCCCGCCGGGTGGTGGCGCGACGACCAGGTCGAGCAATTGCGCAACTATCAAAGTTGGGTTTACGCGGCGGTCAACGCGATCGCCCAGGACATCGCCCGGCAGAAGCCGTTCCTGTTCCGCAACACGGGCCAGGCCGACCACGAGCAGATCCCGCTCCCGCACGCCCACCCGCTGGTCCGCCTCCTGGAAAACCCCAACCCGTGGATGACGCCGTGGGAACTCTGGTATCTCACCGCGGTCTACCTCGAACTGACCGGCAACTGCTACTGGTACGCGGCCCCGCAGCGGCGCGGGGCGGTGAAGTGGCCGACGCCCGGCGAGCTGTGGGTGATCCCGTCGCCGTGGGTGCGCGTCCTCCCGGACCCGGAGCGGTTCGTCCGCGGGTACGAGGTCGTCGCGCCGGGCGCGCAGGCCGAATGCTTCGCCCCCGATGAGATTATCCACCTCAAGTACCCGAACCCGCTCGACCCGCACTACGGGCTGTCGCCGCTCCAGGCCAACGCCCTGACCGTGGACGCCAACACGGAGTTGCTCAAAAGCCGCTACCAGTCGTTTCAAATGGGCCAGCGGCCCGGCGTGGTGCTGCAGACCGCCCAGACGCTCACCGAAACGACGGTACGGCGGCTGGAGGAGAAGATCCAGTCGCGGTTCGGCGGCCGCGAGAACTGGCACCGCCCGCTGGTGCTGGAGCAGGGCCTCCAGGCCTCGCCGTGGACGCTCACCCCGGCCGAGATGGATTACCTCAATTCCGGGAAACTCACGCGCGACGAGATCTTCGCCCTGTTCCGAGTGCCGGCCCCGATTGCCGGGCTGGTGGAAAACCTGGGGCTGGGCGCCGACATCTGGTTTGGGGCGCGGGTGATGTTCTGCGAGGGCACGATCCAACCGAAACTGGAGTTGATCGGCCAATCGCTCACCCGCGCCCTGGGCCGCCGGTACGACGCCGACGTGTGCATTTCGTTCCCCGAGTGCAGCCCGCGCAACCAGGAGCAGCGCCGCAAGGACGACGAACTCGACGCGCAAATGGGGTTGCGAACGTACAACGAGATCCGCCGCGCCCGCGGCCTGCTGCCGTACGCCGACCCGAAGTTCGATCAGCCGATGGTGCCGCATTCATAAGCCGCTTGCGGCTTAGCAGCCTGCGAAGCCGCAAGCGGCTTGAGGAGTTCCCATGATCCACCAATCCCCGCCGCTGCCGCGGCTCGACGCGGACCCCGCGGCGCTCGTCATCCGCAGCGTCATCAGTACGTCGGACGCGGACCGCGCCGGCGACGTGGTTGTCCCCGCCGGGCTGCGCAACCGCGGCGAATTTTTGAAGAACCCGGTCGTGCTGTGGGCGCACCAGCGCTCGCTGCCGCCGATCGGCGTGTGCAAGAGCCTCGACGTGCAGCCGGACCGGATCGTCGCCGAGACGCAATTCGCCAAGGGCGTGCCGTTCGCGGAGGACGTGTTCCAACTCTACGCGCAGGGCATTCTGCGGGCGTGGTCGATCGGCTTTGTCCCGCGGCGCTCCGCGCCCACGCGCCGCGGGCAGCGGATCGACGAGTGGGACCTGCTGGAGTACTCCGCCGTGCCGGTGCCGGAGAACCCGGCGGCGCTCACGCTCGCGGTGCAAAAAGGGATCGTGAGCGACCCGACGTTGAAACAGTGGTTAACGCAATCCGTGGACGTGTTTTCGGAGTTGGTGTCGTGATGAGAGAACGAACCACAGAGTCACAGAGGGCACAGAGCAAAGCCAACACAGAGAAAAACAATGGAGAAATAAATCATTTTTTCTCTGTGTCTCTTCCCTCGGTGTTCTCTGTGACTCTGTGGTTCGTTCTCTTCTTTTTCTTCTTTCGTGGAGCACCTCCCATGACCGAGACGATCGAGCGGTTTCAGACCCGCGCCGAGCTGGCGCAGTTCATCGAGCAGCAGACGGCCACCGCCGTGGAGAAGGCGCTGGCGACCGGGCCGCCGCAGGTGGAGCGGCGGGTGCCGTGGGTGACGAGCGGGGCGGTCGGCCAGGACTCGGCCGGCTACTCCGTGCTGAAGGCGGCCGCGTACGCGCTGGGCTACCTCGGCCCCGACCAGGCCAAGGAAGAGATCCACGTTCACCAGCAACTGCGGGACCTGTATCAGACTTACGGCTTCGTCCCGCACTGCGGGCACCAGTCGTTCCTGGTGCCGCTGGCGACCGCCCACCTGCCGGCGTTCGAGCCGCGCGGCCAGCGGCTCCAGCAGGAAGTGCGGGCGAAGATGTGCGCCCACCGCGACCGGTTCGACCCCGAGGAGGCCGACTGGATCGCCCGCCGCGTCGGCTTCCGCACCAAGGCGCTCGGCTCGGCGAGCGATATCGCCGGCGGGAGCCTGGTCGGCTTCCCGATGCTCGGCGAGTTGATCGACCTTCAAAGAAACATGGAGGCGTTCGCCGCCGCCGGGGCGCAGGAGATCGCGCTGCCGCCCAACGGCCGCATCCAGTTCCCGAAGGTCACCGGCGGGTCCACCGCGTACTGGGTCGGCGAGGCCACGAGCATCACCGAGAGCGCCCCGGCCACCGGCAACCTCGACCTTCAGGCGAAGAAACTCGGGATCTTCGTGAAACTCAACAACGAGCTGCTGCGGTTCGCCAGCCCGTCGGCGGAAGGGCTGGTGCGGTTCGACATGGCCCGGGTGGCGGCGCTGAAGGCCGACCTGGCGATGCTCGAGGGCACCGGCGGCACGCAGATCAAGGGCCTCCTGACCTACTCCGACATCACCACGCACACGGCGAGCGAGCCGGGGACCAACGGCGACGTGTTCCACGCCGAGGACGTGGGGCTGATGGACGGCAAGCTGCCCGACGCGGTGGCCGCCCCGACGGCGTGGCTGATGCGGCGGAACTACTTCGGCATCCTGGCGAACCGCCGGGCCGACGCGGCCGCCGCGGGCGACAAGGCCGGGCCGTTCGTGTTCCAGCCGACCCGCAGCGCCGCCGACGCCCCGCCGGCGGAGTTGTACGGCACGCCGGTGGTCCGCACGGCGCAAATCTCGAACGCCCGCGTCAAAGGGTCGAGCAGCAATTTGACCTACGTGATCCTGGGCTACTTCCCGGACTGGATCGTCGCGCGGCTGGGCGTGATGGAGTTCCTCGCCTCCGGCCTGGGCGACACGGCGTTGCAGAACGATCAGACGTACCTCCGCGGGATCCAGCACGTCGATGCCGGTCCGCGCCACGCCGCCAGTTTCGTCCTGTGCGATTCGCTGACGGTCGCGTGAGTTTGATTTTGTAGGGTGGGCCGCCGCGAGCTCGCTCGCGGAAGGCCCACCGTTTCGCCAAGCGCGGTGGGCCTGCGGTCGCAAGCGACCTCCGGCCCACCCTACCTCAAATCCCTTCAAGGAGATACCCCCCATGTCCACCAAGCTCCACGACGTGGCCGACCAGGCGGTCCTGGGCGTCGGCCTCGCCCCGCAGACGATTACGGCCTCCGCCAACGGCGGGGCCGGCGACATGCTTGCCGGCGACGGGCCGTGCTTCGCCATCCAACAAATCGGCACCGTCAGCGGCACCTCGCCCACCCTCGCCGGCAAGATCCAGGAGTCGGCCGACGGCTCGACGAACTGGACCGACGTCACCGGTGCGACGTTCACCAGCGTGACCGCCTCGACCAACACCCAGGCGATCACGTTTGACCGCACGAAGCGGTATCTGCGCTACGTCGCGACCGTGGGCGGCACGTCGCCCAGCTTCGCGGTCGCCGCCGTCGTCAGCCAGCAGAAGAAACAGGTTTAACCAAGCCACTTGCGGCTTCGCAGGAATCCCTGCGAAGCCGCAAGCGGCTTTTGGAGTATCCCAATGTCCCTCGACACCCTCGCCAACGTGAAGACGCGGCTCGGCGTCACCACGAGCGCCGACGATACGCTCGTGGGTCTCCTGATGGACGCCGCCGACGCGTGGGTTTTGAACTACTGCGGCGTGAACTTCGCCGGCGGCACGTTCACCGAGTATTTCCCCGGCAACGTCGAATCGCTCCAGCTCGCGAACTTCCCGGTCGCGGCCGTGACCAGCGTGAAAGTTGACTCGGCCCAGGCGTTCGGCTCGGACACCGTGGTTGCCGCGACGAGCTACGTCGTCCACAGCGAGCGCGGCGTGATTCAATCAAAAGTCGGGCCGTTCGTCGCGCACGCCCGGATGCCGGGGTTGGTCAACGCCGACCGCGAGGCGTGGACACGCAGCCCGCGGGCCGTGCAGGTCGTGTACGCGACCGCCACTGGCGCCGTGCCCAACGACGTGAAGGACGCCTACGCCCGGCTCATCGGGTTCTGGTATCGCGACATCAAGACCGCCGTCGCGACGACGTTTCAGGACATCACCCACCAGCGGGTCGGCGACGTGGCGACGAGTTTTGAACGCGGCGATCCGTCGAACCG